TTAAAAGGGGAGTGATTAGCTCCCCAATGTTAATAATTAAGCTCTTTTTACTCTTACGAAATATTGTGGGAATACATATTGAACTCCTAATCTGAAAGAAGTATCAACTTTTAATTTCTCGTTGTAAGAATCGTATTTGATATCGAAATTTTCATCTTCTCTTGAATCAGTACCTAAGAATACCAATGATACAGGTACAGCAAAGATTTCGTTTGATGCATCCAAAGATGGTACGGTTAACACTTCAACGTTAGTTTGTGGCAAAGTGAATCTTAAAGCACCACCTTCGTTAACTGGTTGAATACGATCGTAAGGGTTAGAAGTATTCCACGCAGCAATAATGTTCAATGCTTCAGTACGTCCTGTGTAAAGAGCGATATCCATTTGGTTGTCAAAAATCTCAGCAGGTATTTTAGTGAACACTTCGTATGCAGCATCATACGCGTTTGTAGAAGTTAAAGTTGCGTATGTAGTAGTAGTTTTCAATACAGCAGTGTCGGCTTTCAATGCTTTAACTAAACCATCAAAGTGAACTAAATCTGGATCTAAAGATGCAGTGTCTCCTAACCAAACTAATCTCTCAGCTTTCTTCTGTAACATCTTAGTTAAGTAAGCCATTAAGATAGTTTCAAGTGGCGCTGGCAATTGTCCTTCTTGGTTCTTCATTCCTAAAGCGTTCAACACCTGAGTCATTTTAGTGTTCAAAGTTTCATTACAAAACTCAACACCCATATAAAGTGGCTTAGTAGTTAAAACCTTTTCAGTAAATACTACAGAACCATCTGGAGATGGTGTACATGCAGCTTTAGCTTGTAACGCTACAGATGAAGATAAAAGAGCAATTTCTCTCGAACCTTTCACACCCTCTTCTAACATTAATTTGTCTAAGAAAGTAGAAGTAGATAATAAATCTGCAGTGATGTTAGGAAGGTTGTTATCTTTCCACGCTGCTAAACCAGATACATCGTATCCAAATTTTTCTTTTAGTGTTTTTTGTAATCTCATTTTGTTTTTTATTTTTTAGTTAATATTTCTTTCACAGTTAAAGATTTGAACTCTTCAACTTTTTTTCTTTCGTCTTTGAATTTAGAATCTTTTACATTTGCCAACTCATTGAATTTGTCTTCTAATGCTTTGAATCTCTCATCAATATCATTGATAATCTTTTCAGTCATAGACGAAAATTCTTCTTTAGACATCATCTCAGGAGCTGGTGTTGGCTCTGGAGTTTCTTCAGTCATTACTTCTTCTAATGCAGTAATAACTCCGTTTACATCTACAGATACAACCCATACCTTTTCTTCATACTCAACTTGGAAGTCACCTTCTGGAGCTGGTATTTGGTTGTTTTCCGCATCTAATACAAAAACAGGAGTTCCAACAGCCAAGTCACCTTCATAGAATAAAGTGATACCGTCAATTGTTTGAACTTCTGAAAATGTAATCTTTACTTCATCTTCTTTTTTAAAGAAATCGAAAATAGATTTTACTTGTTTGTTCATATTTATTTTATTTTAGTTTAAGTTCTATTTGTTCGAATAAGCCTTCAACACTATACCCACTAAACTCACCCTTTTTAATTTTATTCCAAATTGTAGGATTGTCAACTTTGTACGAGCGAATCCATGTACCAACTTGTAAATTAAAAGATGCGAATTGTTTAGGTATTTGTTTTAAATCGGTAATTATGTAATCGGACAACATTCTAACACCTTCTATTACTCTATTTGAGTCGTGTTCGATATTCACGTTGTTTGCAAAGCCTAACTTTTTATTTTTCTCACGAATAATCTTTATAGTTTTAGGTTTAAACAATACGTAACGATCTGGATTACTTCTATAAATTGGTGTATTAGCTGAAATCATAACACCTGTTACAATTCTTTTTTCTTCATTAAAAACAAAGTGTTCTTTCACGTCCTTATTGAAAGCAAAATAAGGTTTATTGTGAGCTGGTCTTAAAACAAAAGAGTTAAAGTCAACTCCTGTTTCATCGTTTTCATTCACAACTAATTCAAAAAAAGGTAACATTTATGATTAGATTTTAGTCAAATTTAATGATTAGATTTTAAATAGTAGAAATTAATTCAGTTTTTTTCGTCTTTTCTTGCATTTTAGTGATATCTGAGTCAACTACTACAACCTTATAGGTGCTTTGTGCATTAACTTGCGTTTGCGTGCCTTGTGTTGCATTATTTGCACCTACTCCTAAATTAGCATTTGCACCACCTATTTGTGGCGGTTGTACACTTACACCACTTCCTAATATTGATTTTACTCTTGACATATTAGCAATAATTTTTGCAGTACCTGTTGCTAATTTAATATATGGACCAAATGGGTTAACCACATTATCCCCATTTGTAGGGCTAAATGATATAGCTGTTAAACCAGATAAAGCCGTTGCCGTATCAATAGCAACCTGAGTAATAGCGAAAGCTTTTTGAATTCCAGATGCTTGTTTAGACATTCCAGCAAGCTCTCCGAAAATACTACCCACCGCATTCATTAATTCTTTCTTAGACTCTTGTAAAGCTAAATCTGTTTGTTTTTGGCGTTCTGCAGACTCATCATTTATTGCATTAATGTTCGCTTCGTGTTGTGCTTTAAGTAATAGTTGCTCACCATTTGTTAGCTCTGTATTTGCTTTCTTTTGTTCGTAATCTAAATTCTCTAATTCAATTCTTTTTTGTTGTTTTAAATTAAAATCTTCATCTGCTCTAATTAACTCCGCTTCGAGTTGTGAACGTTTATCTAAGTTTTCTTTTTCTTTTTTAGCTTTATCATTTTCTGTTTGAGCTTGTTCTTGTTGTTTCTTTAATTCAGCTCTTTCATTTTCTTGTTGAACATCCAACTCTAACATTAAAGCATCGTACTTTTCCTTTAAGCCTTTTTTACCTTCATATTGTTTGATAAGCTCTTCGCGTTCGCGGTCATGCTTTAATTTCAAAGACATTATCTCACGTGTGTTTACATCGTCAATATTGGCAACTGTTAAATCTTCTAATTTACGTTGTAAGTTTAAACGTTCTTGAGCTTCTTTTTCGGCTTCTGCTTTAAGTCTTGCTCTACGTTCTTTTTGTTTGTTTATAGCTTCATCATTTGCCTGTTTTGATTTTGCTTTTTGGTCTTCTAAATCTTTTTGCCTATCTGCTTTTATTTGTGCATTATAATCAAATTGATCATTCTTAAGCTTAGTTAAAGTTTGATTTAATTCTTTAACTTTTTGTTGTTGTGCTTTTGCTGTTTCTTCATCGCCAAATAATAAACGACCTGTAGCATTAAAACCTATCTTATCAAAGACTTCAACTATTTTTAAATTCTTTAATTGTTCATCGTAAACTTTTCTTGAAGCTCCAATTTCTTTTTCTGTTTTATCGATAGCATCTTTAAAACGTGCTTTTCTTTTATTGCTAATTTCTTCTTCTGTATAACCTAAACGTTTTAATGTTCTTTCATACTCCGCAAAATTATCACTTGCATACCTTGCCGCTTCGGCTTGTCTTGTTGTTGATTGTTCAAAGTTCTTTGCATTGGTTAAACTTTGACTCATCGAACCTTTAAGCTTGTCAAAATTTGCAATCAAATAACCTACAGCAAGTATCAAAGCACCTATTCCTGTCGCTGCTAAAGCAATTCTAAGGTTTTTTAATACACCAGTTGAACTACCCACCACAACATTATAAGCCTTTTGTAACGTTGTCATAGTTCCTAAATCTTTAGCATTTGCCATTTGTGTGGCATTTAAAGATTGAAAAGCAGTAATAAGTTTTGTTTTAAGATCTTTTGCTAAATCGGTAGCGTCGTTTCTCAATTCTTTCATTGCACTAATACCTTGCGTTAAAGCAATAGCACCTTGAACTTTTAACATTTGCTTTTCTATTTCTTCAGATTGTTGACCGAATAAAGCCTGTGCGCCTGTTACCGCTGAGAAAGCTCCTGCAATTCCTTCGGCAGTTCGTTGAAACTTACCCCCAAATACTTCAGGGTCGGCGTCGTTAATTGCATCCGCAACTCCACGCATTTGTTCTTTAATTTGACCAGCCCTTTGTGCTACCTTTTCAAACTCTTTTGATGCAGGGTCTAAGTTTTGCAACTGAATAGTAAGGTCCTTTAACTCCTTTCTTAATGAAGTAAATGAGCCAGCTGTTTTCTTAGTTTCCTTACCTACGTTTTCAACTGAATCACCTACTTTGTCAACATCACTTTTCGCGGTGCCTGTATCAACTCCTACTTTAAATATTATTTCTTCTTGTGCCATTATACTGGTATTTTTACAACGTTAAAGTTAAAATCTGTTACTCGAATATCTGTTGAACTTGTATTTCTAACAAACAATTCTATATAGTCGTTTGCAACCATTTCTAATACCGCTTGAGTGCTACCCCCGTGTTCAACGTTTGCCGTTGCTGTTCTAACTATACCTTCACTTTCAGTTATTATAGTTCCATTTTTAGCCACTCCAATAGAAATAGATTGATTAGTTCCAGCACTCCTAACAGTTGCGTTTACTGTTACTAAAAATGAATTTGTAAAAGCTCCGTTGTATGTTAGTCTATTTGTTGTGTGTGTAAACTTTGAATTAGTTCCTGATGTAGTTGCACCACTCGCTTTAACCCAAACATTCGTATTAGATGGACCTATAGCTGTATCTGTAGTGTTATTAAGCATATACATGAACCCTTTTGTCGATGTGTTAGTAATACCAACGCAATTGACAAACAAAGACTTATTATCCGTGTGTGTTACGCCTGTTAAGTAAGTACCACCACCAGAAAAGTTTACTGTATCTAAAATATAACGTTCACTCGATACGGTTGCACTTGCATTTAGGTTAATTCCTGTTTCACCGGTTAGCACTACAAAAGACGAATAAATAATCCTGAAACGTCTCGATACAGTTAGGGTACTCGGAAGTATTAAAGCTGTTGAAGTACTCGCACAATCAAAAAGACAGTTACTCATTCCAATAGTTCCAATAGTTCCGTCAAAAGTAAGGTTACCACTATTCAAAAAAGCACTATCACTCATTACAAAGTTTGTGTAATCCTTAATAGTCCCTACAGTAGTACAATCTGTAAAGTTCACTCCAAACCAGTCAAGTGCGGTTGTTGTACCGTCACCGTCCAAATTTAATGCGGTTCCGTGAGTTATCGTAATATTACGAATAGGCAAAGAATAAACAGACGTTATCAATGCAGTAGATGAACTTAATCCTGTAGATTTTAAAATACAGTTTTCAGATGAACCCCCTATGATTACACTATTAACACCTCCTACAATTCTATCGCCTGTTAAGTCAATTGTCTTTGTAATGAAGTATGTATAATTGTCAACTAATGTAATTACACCACTCACAGGCGTTGGTAAATCTAACTTTGAAAATACAAACACAAATTCATTGCCTGCAAGTCCAGAAGACGAAGGAAATAAATCTACAATCGTATCATCATAACGTGTATAGTTCAATCCTGTTACAGTGTCTAAATACAACTCACCTTCATAAATATCAGTACTTAACCAACTACCATCTCTATGGTCGTTAGACGTTGGAATAGTCGGAGAACCTTGTCCCTTCTTAATTATTATCCTTCTTGTTTCGTCACTCATTTATCAAAATTTTAGAATTTTTACTTATACCATTTATACCACCTAACATTTTATATACATCTTCATCCGCATTATTCACACCACCATTTAAAATCGGCGCTTGTGAGCTTAATAGGTTCATTCTTTCAATCGTTATAACATCATTTAAATACACTTTACGAATAGGCATAGCGTAGATAAAATCAAATTTACTTACATCTTCAAACAAACCTGTTGCTACATTCAAAGCATAAGCATATTCATCATTATATTCCGTAGATGTCCAAATTAAATAACTCCCTGAAGGTATATAACCAGCATTATAAACTGCTTGTAATTCATCTACAGAAGGTAAATAATAATCATCATTACCATTAAATGGATCTACAATGTAATCGTTAAAATTTAAACAAGCCTTCGAAGCAGTATCAGCTATAGGATCATAATCATAAATCAATTGAGTGTTAAACTCTCCGTTATACGTGTCAAATGCTTCAAAATTAACAATGTCACCATAATATTTAGACGTGAAAAAATACGTATCATTCGTTAAGATATCATTTTGATAAATCATTAATGAATAATCTTCATTGTACGGTATTGTTTGTGTGCCTGGAATATCCATTAACCTAAGAATTTAAGTAGTTCAACTTGAGTAGTTCCATAAGCATCTGAATCAAAGTCTTTTATTGCGTTCAATCTGTATAGTATGCCGTCTATCATTTTTAGTTTGCTAAAGTCTAACGAATTAATATCCTTGTAATCTAAATTTAAGTATAAAGATAGTAATTTAGAATTTTGTGACGTTATTTCATTTACAAATCTTGCATGGTAATAGTCGTATGTGTTCATTTGGTCAGGAATAACCTGTAAACTATCAAAAGTGTAATTACGTGATGCAAAGTGTAAATCAAATAAAGGCTCGAAATTTTGATTGTTCTTGTATCTTATGTGGTGTATAAATGGGAATGAAGGCTCGTTTAAGCCGTTATCATCGTTTGCTTTCTTAATAATTATATTTCCGTTTCTTAAACCATTGTAAAAACATAGCATTCCTTTACCTTTATATGGTTTAGTTACAGATTGACCACTGCTATCTATTGACTGATCTATCACCTTAGGGTAAATTAAATTAGAATTAGCAATTTTAACAGGTACATAAGTGTTAAAAGGTAGTTCAAATTTAACATCACCAGTTGCCCAAGTGCTTAATTGAATAGATTTTTCACCATAATTTAACCCTGTTAGTCGTTTATATTCAGTGTTAAAGAAGTCTTTTTCATCTGAAAACTTGTAATAATAGTTACTACCTTCAACAAGTGAGTTGCTTTGTATTTTAATTTCACGTGAATTGTCAACTTTATCGGTCCAGTTATCGTAATCTGAAGCACTTTTATAGTAATTTCTAAAGCTATCGATTATAATTGTTGACTTGTTTGTAACAGGGTCGTATATTGGATCACTCATATAAGCATAAAACAAGTTCATTATACCCTTTAAGAAGTCACTACATTTAATATCTGGGATAGATGTAGTTAGTGATATAGGGGAATCGTCTGTTAAAGGTATGCTTTTACTTGCTGTAAATGTAAAATCAGTGTTACCTGCTGTTAAAGAAAAAGTAGGAGTTACACCAGCTACAATTGGAACTATTGCATTTATTTGAAATTCTAAATAAACTTTTTGACCTGCTTTCAAATTTAAATCAGTAGTAAAAGAAATATTTTTAGAACCAAAGTCTTGTTTCCATCTGTAAATATATGTTGAAACATTATCTACATATACAGTTATAGTATTGTCTATTTTAGATAGATTACTTGCTGAACCAGAATAAAATACTTGTACGTTACTCGAAAAATTCAATGTGTATATACTTGGTACGTTAAATGTAACTTGACCAGTTGGTTTACTTATAATGTTATCATTTTGAACAAATGTAGTATAAGTAAAATCTTTTATTAAATTATATATTTTACCAAATCCATTACTTTTTCCATATATAACTTCTGTTTTTGTTGCATCACTAACAGATACTAAAGATTGATTTATTTGATTATCATTTAACTTCAATTGTTCACCGCCACCATAACCATATATCAAACGCTTCATATTTTCATTCGTAAAGAATGAAGTCGTATAATCTATCTGTATATTTTCACCACGCAAAGCATAGTCTAACGTTTTTTGTAAAGCTTCTTTAACGTATATGAATGGGTATAATTGATTAACTCTAAAAATCACTTCTGAGTTTTGAAACTTTGGAAACCCATAATCCACAATTGGGTAAATGTAACCAAATGATTTAGGTTGATAACCATAATTATCACTCCCAAAATTATCTATATATGATCCATTCTTGTAAACTCTCCTTGACCAACTATTACGGATAAATGTAGGTGTTAAATTGTGATCGTATTCGGACCAGTCTAACTCATTAAGCTTCTTATCTTTAAGCTTTGAGAATATATCTACAGCATCACTAAACAAAGTACAGTCAAAATAATAGTTCTTATCTTGTATAATTACTTCATTTAGTTTCAATTTACCTTTGAAAATAAGTAAATCATTCTTGTAAAACTCGCAAGGGTTACGGATAGCAGGATCAAAAGATACGTTTGAGCTGTTAATTATATCCATGCTTAAAGAGTAGGCACTCAAAAAGAAAGCCATGTTGTTTGACGTTCCTGCTAATTTGATACTCTTTGAATAACTTCTTTTGCGTTTCTCAGGCTCTTTAAAGTCACTTATTGACAAGTTCAATGGTACGGCTATATTGTCGGATAAGTCAAGCTGTACACCGCTAACAATTAATTTACTATTCATATACGTATAGAGTTTTCTGGTGTAAATTCAATCTCAACAATCTCATTAAATAACTCATCATGTTTATCCTGTTTTATTTGGTAACTTGAGTTAGTAATAGTTACACTTTCATTTTCTTCCCCTTCGTTAATATAAACTACAGGGCTATCATACATTTGAGTTAACCAATTTTGTTTTATCTCATCTAACCAATCGGAACTAAGTTCAAGTTTCTTTGTCGTTTGTTTTAGATAGCTTAAACGGCCTGTGTTAGTATTACTTTGTGAATATGTAGTACCATTCCATACACCTTGTGAACGTTCAAACTCAAAAGCTTTTACATTTGCAGAATAACGTTTGTTGTAAGTGAATAGGTAACTATCATAAGCTCCATATTTATTCATAAACTTTAAGGTAGCCCCATTGAAGAAACAAGTATTGTCGAAATTCAATATGGTAATAGGCATTATTCCAAGCCCTGAAGTGTTTTGGATTGCTATTGCAACGTTAGCGCAATTCGAAGCTTGTCCACTTGTAAGATATCCTAAACTAACATGATTATCTAAATTAAAGTAAATAGCTCCCATTAACCCCTGATTGCCAGTCAAGTTAGTTTCTTCATACGTTGTTATAGTCGCATTTGTAGAGTCACTATAAACGTATCTAACCTTATAATCAATTTTAGTTTGTCCATAAGTATTATCATACCAACTAAACGAATAACTATCTTCTTTTTTAATAGTATCAGTATACACATTAATAACACCGCCTACTAATGTATAACTTCTATCTGTTAATAGTTGTTTGTTTACAGCTTTCTGGTACTTTGTGTAATCCCAGTTCAAGAACTCCGACCTTGAAAGCTTACCTTTAAACAATGCTATATCTTCACTCGTTGCTGTCGATACTATTGTAGGAGTTGCATCTATAACAGTTGAATACTTTTCAGATACAGTTATATAGATAAAGCTATAACCTATCGGATTGTAAACTGTTACAGCAGTTGAAGGCTTCAAGTTTTGAGTAGGTACAAATGGCGATGCTATATTGCTAACATCCACTTTACCATAAACATAGGTTGAGTCTTGAGCTTCGGAATATACTTCAAACTTTCCTATACTGCCACCACTGAGAAAAACTTCAACAACAAATGAGATATTATACTTAGGCGCGCCACCTACTAATAAAGGTTGCCTAAAGACAAACTCCACAGGATTGTCAGAAGGTGTTACGTATGCCGGTTGTTTTGTAAATGTTACTGCCATTATGTGCTTGGTTTTTTAATTATCGTTATAATACTTTCTTTTATCAATGCTGAGATTGGTTTACTCATTTCTTCTACTCGTTGCGGTGTTACAACCTTATCGTAAAAGTGAGTGGCTTCAATACCTTTCATACGAATTGAATTCTTAATCATTCCGGCATATTGCTCTATTGTTATACCTTCAGGTGGTGTAATACCTTTATCGTATAACCATTTCTTTATAGCTTGATAAAATGTTTTCTCAGTCTTTGGGGCTGGTCCATGAGTTGGTGCGCCGTTGTTCTTAATAATACCATTTACACCATAATTTAAATACTTCCAGTAATAAGGTGCTGTTACTTCTATTTGCGCAGGATTAAGCTGAGTAGGTACGATTGAAGATGCTAAATTTCCTGTGGCTCTATGTTTGTCTAACTCTTTTGATAAATCAGCAATAAGTTCGTTTGTAAGGTCGAATAATAGTTGAGCAAGTGGATTGTCCGACTTGTTAGAAAGGATTGCTTCAGCTTCCCCAAAATCAATATTATTAACTACATCAACTTCTACTGCCACGTTGTATTGTCTTTATTTCTTGTTGTTTTTCAAAGTTAATAAAATTTAATCGATGATTGAATTTATAAACATTCCATTTAACTATATCTTCCCAACTGGTGTTGTATTCTTTACTTAAAAAGTGGATTACTTTCTCCCACGTATAGCGAGAAGATTTCTTATCAACCTTAGTTTCGTCTTCTTTGGGTTCTCCGTATAACTCTCGATTAATACGATTGATTGTCGCAAAAAAAAACTAACCACATTCAAGTAGATGGGTAGTGGCAAATGCTGTTTGAATATCTTTTCTCGTTCCTGGTTTGAGTATATCATATTACCATTTTGGTCTAAATCGCCGTAATTTGTGCCTTTCTCAATATACATTAAAGCTACTAACCTTGCTGGGTTTGCTTGCATATCTGAATTACTTACATCTATATGCCAACCTACACCAACTTTTTTAGGGTCGACTAACTCGTATTTTTTTCCTAACACTTCAATTTCTTTCTCTGGTTCTGTTACCTTATAATCCTTAAATAAGCTTATACAATGCACGTAAATATCTTTTAGCTCTGATATATTCACTTTCTTTAATTCGTTTACTGTACCGCTTGTAAGCACGCTTAAAAAGTCTATTATATCTTTTAAGTCTAAGTTACCAGTAGTAAACTTTGGATTCGTCAACGCTTGTAAATGTTCAATCCTTAAGTCATTCATTGACTTTGGAGCTTTAATATTAATATACTTCAAAATACCCATTGCTTATTGTTTTAATTGATTGCACTGCTAACGCTAACGACATCACACCATCATCATGTACACCCTGTGGCGCGCCGTATTGCACTCTCCTGGTCTTCTCATTGTACACATACGTGAATGCGTTTAGTTCGTCTATTAGCCAGTTTTGGTTTAATACTTTTATTTCTTTATTCTCGAATAATACCGATAGGTCTTCAATCATTATAGGTTTAGACTTAACCGATGTTACGTAAGGCTCTACATAGTTATATATTCTATTCTGAAGCATCTCAAAGAACACGTCTCCCTGGTTATTCACTTCAACCATTACCTTTGCGTTGTAGTGTTTTATAACTTCGCTAACTTCATCTATTATCTTTGACCATTCTAAGTGACGCCAACGATTAACGTATATCATTTCATAGTTAGAATTCAAAATAGTTAGCACCGTGTAATCATCCGCTCTACCAATATCTAAACCACCATAAAGATTACCTTTGTTTTCTGTACCTTCAAAAACAGATTGGTCCACATTCTTAAATAGTCCACTTGCATTGTCTATAAACTTAGCTAAATATTCCTGTTCAAAGATGTGGCTTGGGAGGTTACGTTTTCTTTCTTCTAAGTCGTTTGGGTCAATCATAGGATTGTCAAAGGACGTATAATGAAAGTATTTGTATCTTTCATCGTAGTTCGGTTGTAGACTCATCTTATAAAAATGATTCTTACCCTTAGGAGTGGATATAAATATAACCTTTTTACCTTTTACTAATACAGTTGCACTTAGTACTTCGCTCCATAACTCAGCACGTGTAAAAGCATACTCATCAATTATAAGATAGTCGAATGTGTTACCACGAATATTGTCAGGACGTTCACCAGAAAAGAACTGAATTTTACTTCCTAAGCCTGTTATTGTTAAATCTGACCGATTGTATTGGAATAGTCCACTTCGAGCGGTTACACCTTCCATTTCATCGAATACCTTCTTAGATTGTTTGTATATCGGAGTAACCCATGCAATAGAACAACCTTTATGGTTAATAGCCCAGTATAGCATCTGATTGATACCTAACATGGTCTTTCCAAACTGACGGCCAATATTCAAAACATAATACTTATACGGCTCGTTATTGATTGAGTGGTGTATTAGCTTCTGTTTCTCGTGGGGCTTATAACCTTTAATCGTTGCCATCAAAATCGAATTTCTCGATAATCGTTTGCTCTATCTGTTGTTTCTCTGTAAGTCCGTTTAAACGTTGTGTAATACTTGGATTGTATTGACCTACCATACCACCTTCAATCTGATCTTGCCTTATTTCTTCTTTTATACGTGAACAGATAGGTCGATATTCTTCATATGCTTTATCTGTATTATCTAAATAATGTTTGATGCTTCCTATTTCGTTATAGCAAAAGTTTTTAAAACCTTCAATAGTTAAAGGCACTCTTAAAGGAACTGGAATTACATTACCTATTTTATCTAATTGATAATTGTAACGTGGATTTTCGTGTACTTTGTTTCTGTACTTTTCAAATAGTTCCCATAGCTTTTCTGGAGTCTCTATGTATTTATGCTTTGCCATACTATATTAGTTTTCCTATTGATCCTAATTTATCTATTACGTCTTTGTTATTATCGTAATGTTTTTGTATACCTAATTCTTTAATCTTTTCAATCTTTTTTTCGTTTGAACCAGTTAGGTATATTTTATCTTTATTAATTCCGACTTCTTGACAGTCTTTATATAGTTGTAAACCTGCTTTACTTCTTGCTGAGATAAGATAAAGTTCATTTCCGTTAGCTTTTTCTTTTATAGCTAAGTCTTTTCCTTTTCTTGTGCTTAAAGTTCCATCGTAGTCAAAAGATACTTTCATTACGCTTTTGTTTTACGTGTTCTCGTTTTCTTTGGTTGTTCTACTGAATACTTTGATTTTGTTTCTTCGTAAAATCTAACTTTCCAATTCTCTATAATTTTCCATGCAGAAAGTAAACAGTTATTACACCCTTTAGTAACTGGTCTTTTCGTTATTTCGGAATATACTTCGTTCAAAAGTAAGAATTCGTTATCTGTTAACTTAGATTCGTTTTGTTTGTCTTTTATCTTTTCGTAAGATTCAAAACTAATTGCTGATAGTATCATATATTTTTGCTATTAAAAACGTTGTTAAAGGTAAATAAAGATCGTTTAAAATCAAACCAAATGGAAGACTAATCCAAAAGGTAAAACAAGGGAAGCAATCTAATGGTTTGATAGGTTTACTTATTCTCGTTCCTGTGACCTTTCTTAAGTAGTAACCTATGTTTAGTTCGTGGTGTAATATTACACTCGTGAAAAGGGCTAATATTTCGTATTTCATTTTAATTAAGATAATAAATTATTTCTATTCCACCGTTGTAAAAATCACTTTCAATGTAGATTAAACAGTACTTTGGCTTAAGTTTTACTTTCATATGACAAATATAATAAAAAACCCTAACAAATTAATGTTAGGGCTGACTGGAAAAAAGCAAAAGCGAAAGCGATGTAAATATACTAATTATTTTCCTTTTATATTAATTCCTTTTTGATATTTTAAAATGTCGTTTATTACGTTGCGAGTATCTTTTATTACTTCTATATAATATTCGTTTTTAGTCAAATATTCTCTATCGTAATAATAATCTCTAACTAAAATATCAATTATTTTCTTTGTCGTTATTTTCATCTTTTATGAATGTTCCATTTTCAGTGCGTCCTTTCCTATCTTTAATAACGTTATAAGCATCTTCTAAGCATTTGTTATAGTCTATTCCTAATTGTTCAGAAAGTATTATGAGTACGATTTGAATATCCCCTATTGCATCTTTAATTTCGTTAAAATCATTTTTCAAAAAGGCACTACCTAACTCTCCAACCTCCTCAGATAGTTTGATTAATTGTTTCGGCGCATTACCTAACTTTACCAATTGTCTTTCTTTTGCCCATTCAATAACCTTTTCTTGTGTGTTTTCTTTTCGTTGTGTTTGTAACTTCTGAATGTAGTTAACAGCGTCCATAAGCTCTTGCTTAGTATGCTCAAAAAAATCGTCTTGGTTGTTTTCTGCTAAAGTAGTTCCATACTTTTCAATACCTACCTGGCTACGTTTACGAAATTGGTTTATTACATCTTCTACTATGCTATCTGTTTTTTCTTTTAGTTTAAAATACTTTTGTAGTGTTTCGTTTAACTCGTAACCTTTATAAAAATCACTTGTTAAAAAGAAATAATTTTCGGTTGCGTTTACCATGTACTCTTTTCCTTTCTCAAACATTAATCTGTAATCATCTATAAAGTCGTGTTTACATACTAACACATCATTTTCTTTAATCGTATTCTTCATTCTTATAATATTTTCGTTTAATATCTTTTAATAATTGCGTTCTTTTAAACTTTCGTTTTAAAAACAATTGAATTTTTGAAAGGGGATTAGAACCTATCCCCCATCTATATAATTTTGCTTTATTCATCAGAAAGGTAGATCTCCGTTATCTTCAACTTCATTCACTACCTGAGTAGCTGTTGGCTTTGCTACTAATGTAGTTTCTTCTTTCGTTTGTACGTTTATCTGCCATAACTCAAGACTATTGAAATACTTTACTTCACCTTGTGGATTAGTCCATTCACGACCTTTTAAATTGAATTTACAATCTACATTATCACCTACTCGAATACCATCTAATAAATCGGTTTGATTGTTACTACAATGTAGTAGTATATCATGTTCGTAAATACCATCTTTGGTAGTTATTACTACTTCTCTTTTTGAGTACTTCTCTGTAACTTTTACAGTTTGAAATACTTTCTTTACTTTACCATTTAGTTCCATTGTGCTGGGTTATTAACTTTTAAATAAATATTTTCAAACCTTACTTTTGTATTCACGAATTCCGTTTTCGTGTTATAACAATCTGAATGTATCACTCGATACATTAAGGTGTTACCTTCGCTTTTAATTACTTTTACCAATTGTTTGCGCGTGCAATTTTGGTAATACTCATTCTCTTTTATCATACTTGTAATTTAATGGATTTACTAAGCTTTTCTACTTCTGCTACTATCTTAACATACTCTTCAGATTCAAAGATATCTAACTGAGCGGTTAAAGTTTCAACTATTGATTCTAACCATTTCAAAGTTTTGTTTAGTTGTCTTTTGTTTTCTCTAACAAATATTACACTATCACTTACACTTTCTAAATTGTGTAATGAAACTTGGAATAGCAAACAACACTGAAAGATACTATTTAACGTGTCTATTTGTATTGGTGTTAATTCTCTTTTACTTTTTGCTTTCATAATTCAAATGCTTTTAATGATTGTTCAAAACTTCCATTCTCTTTTACTTGTTGTAACATCAATTCAACTACTTTCCTTGTTTCTTGCTGAGCGTCATTCTTAAGTCTAAGCTTAAATAAATGGATAAATGATAGTAGACTGCCTGTCCATATAAATTGAGTGTTTAGATTCAATGGTAATACGCTTCTCGCTTGTTCTTTGCTTACACCTAATTTAATTAACCTGTCGTATTGATCCTTACAAAATTGTATTGTTTCGTCTTGAATGATATTACAAATTTCTTGACTTACCAAACATAGGCTTCCATCACTTCCTTGTTTACTATCTGTAGATTGTTTACGCCACGTTTCGATTTTAGTGTAAGTATCTGAGAAATCGACATAACGTCCTGAAATACTATTTGCACTCATTCCAACCTGATGCTTAAATAATTGTCTTTCCACGTAAATACTACATCTAATTCTAAATTGTAATTGTGGATGTCTAAACACTGAAGTGTGTTTGTGATTTACTAAATATTTGATTAATTTTTCGTCATTTAAATCAAATACTTCTTTCTTCTTTCCGTAACTAACTCTTGCTGCATTCACAACCATTAAGTCATTACCAAAGGTTTCTAACAATTGAACATTCATTTTGCTTTGCTTTTTGTTTCAACAAATATAATCAATATATCTTTATAAATTACTTTTTTATTACTTTTCATTAAATTAATTTATCCAACTCGGCTACCAATGAAAATACACACCACTGTATTAGCTTTACTCATTCGTCAACTTTTAAGGAAGGCTTTTAGTTGGATTACTTTATAACTTTAACCTTGACATCAATTATTCCTGTTTTTAATTCTGCTATTCGTTTGAATGCGGCTTTCGATAAATCAATCGTATACTTTGACATAGCACCTTTGTCATTAATTCGTACAATAACACTCTTTCCGTTTTCTTTGTTTGTTACCTTTAGTTTCGTGCCTATTGGAAAATGATTACTTGCTGCTGTCATTTTATTCATATCGAACTTTTCACCTGAGAAAGTTACGTTGCCGTGAAAGTTTTCTCCGTAATAAGTCGCGTTAAAAGTAAAGGACGTTAGGAATAACGCCCCTATTAATATTAATTTTTTCATTTGATTGTTAGATTTATGTTTTCTACTATTCTACACCCTGAAACTTCTTGACCTTGCTCTATTGCTTTCTTAATTGCATTCTTATCTGGTGTTTCAGTTACTTTTACCACTTTAAATTCTTTTGGTAAGTCGTTAGGGTCGCAATTCACTTCTACTTGTTTTGATTTTCTTGTGCTAAATTTCAAAAATCCTGCTTCAAAGTTACCAAACAAATTAACTGCATTTAAAAGGTTATTTTTTAATCGTAGTATAAGATTATCATTTTGCTTTTTTAATGCCTGTAATCGTTTTATTTCATCATCTATGCGTGTGTTAAATGATTCTCGTTGCTTAATTACTTCTACATACGCAATAGATTTTACTTCTAATTCGTTTTTATTGATTTCTAAAGCACTTTCTAACTCAGGTGTTAGTTCACCTTCTGCTAACTCTATTTGACTTATTAGGTCGTAATAATCATTGTTTATCTGATATAGTGTTTTCATCTTCTTTTTGCTTTTCGTTTTGTTTCTCTTTTTGTTCTTGATACCATTCCAAATAACTTAGCATTTCTTCATGCTCAATTTCGCTTTGGTCTGGTGTTCTGTAAAAATCATATACTCTACTCATCCTAATATCTCTTTTATCTCAATCTCTTGTTGAGTCGTGAATACAAATTGTTGACGTGCTTTGTCTAATACCTTTGGATCTAATTGTAAACGCTCGATAAACTTTTCGTATTGCGCATCACTCATTAAAGGCTTTTGCGGTTGACTTGCTAAATTACCGTCGTCATCTGTAGTTGACAAACTTAAAATGCTTTGTAAAGTGTATCTTCTATAATATGTAATTTGAGAACCACGTTGCTGAGCATTCATTGCACCATCTAACTCAATTATGCTTTCAATCTTTTCACCAGATTCTACATCTATTATTTGTGTTATTACTTTTCCATTTAAAATAGGTTGTAAGAGTAGTAAACCATTTTCTAATAGGATTGGTTCAACTGCTTCAAGAAGTCCGTTAATATCCACATATGAATTTTTGTAGTGCGGGTTCTTGCTATTCTTAAAAACTTTACCCATTTCTTTTTTTGCTTTTGCTAATTTTCCGTAAATCATTTTATTTTGCTTTTAATAGTTCAATAATTTGTTCATCACTTAACTGAGCAAATAACTCAATTATTTTGTTTGTGTAAAAAGGCTTACGCTCATTGTAGCCCTTTATAAAGTTAGATATTCGTTTAAATCTTAATACCTGATTATTTGCTTCAAGTGTAAGTTTTAACGTTATTCCTTTACAATTCGTGTTCGTATCTCTCATATATTCTTTGTTGTTGTTCGTTACTAAATTTACCTAACTGGATAAAATTCTCTGATACATCCCCCAGTTGTTCTACATTACCTTTTGGTGTTATCTCAATCATAAATGGTCTTTCACTTACCAATACAGATACCCATAGTTTTTTGTAACCAAATGAAGCTTGATATTTATCTGTTACTTCATAGTTACCCAGAGCAATTTGCTCTTTAAAATAGCTTTGTACTTCTTCCAAATTCATTTGCTTTTCGTTTTTGTTTCTACAAATATAATAATAAATATTTAATTAAATAACTTTTTTATAATTATTTTATCATTTTATTTAATCTTTTATATTTTTCCGCTATTTCTTTGACTTCATCTATTGTGAATTTACGAGTTTCATTTGCTATTTGATCGAGTTTTTCAAGTCTTTCAATGCCTATTCTATTAATTAAACCTTTTCGGTATTCAATAAGATTGCCTGACTTATCTTTATTGCAAGGTCTTGAGCATTGTCCGTGAACATTATCTTCATTAAACCTAACATTATAATGACCACCACTTGAAAAGTAGTGGCCTGCATCTGTATTTCCTTTTCTCAATTCTTTTCCACAACTTATACAACCTTTGTCTTTATCTCTGTTACGAATGAAAGTATTAAAATGCTGTTGTGCTATCTTTAGCCAGTCGCTGAGAGTCATAATATCAGATTTCATTTTCGCTTTACGCTTTTGCCAGTCTTTTTTTTCTTTCTTTTCGTTTAGTTCCTTAGCGTATAGATTAAATGATTTTATACACTCATTTGTTTGTAAGCAATATTTTTGATTAAAATATTTAGGTGCAAATTGAATATTACAATTTTTACATTTCATAATGTCTTAAAGTTGTATTATTAACATAAATATTTCGTAATACCCTTGATAAATGAGATGAACTTATATTATTATCTATTGCAGCATCTAAAATTGTATCATATATTTTATTTGTTTTTATACATATAACTTTTCTTGAACCACAATTATCTGAACCTTTTTTAGGTTTCCATAATCCTGTTTTTACAGCATGTTGCATATTTTCTTTTTTTGTATTCCATTCCAAATTTAAAACACAATCATTCTCTTTATTACCATCAATATGATTTACATCAGATTTATTTTCTTTATTTTCTATAAAATGAATTGCAACTAATCTACATAATCTACATGTAACATGTATTCCATTTTTTGACAAATTAATACTATTATATCCCCTTGTTTTACCAATTGAAATCATTTTTTCTTTTGTTAACCTAAAATATTCTTGGTTATTATAATGATTAATATATCTTATTTTTCTTGATAAAGACTTTACACGTCCTAAATTACTAACTTGATATAATCCCTCATAACCAATTATATCTTTCCAAATTTCTTCCATAAAACAAAAAAGCTATTAGCTTTCGAGGTTGCGGTCTCTACTCACTAATAGCATTTATTAAATTTCTTACTGTGTCCGCAACTACACGAACATAAAGATACTAAATTCTTTTCAATTTATTGTAGTAATCTTCATTTATATCATAATTCTTTTCTAACAACATCTGATCTAACATACATATGATTTCATCTAATTGCTCAGCATCTATTAATGTGTAAGATTCAAAGTTGTATTTCGTTTTTATATGCCAATTTATATCTAAGGCATCTACTTCGTATATTTCAGATACTTTTGGGATTAGAACCCCTTTGATGAATTTGATTCGTTTCTTCATTTAATCTTTTTTACTAAATTCTTTTAATGCTTCATTATAACCTTGCTCTAAACCTTTGTTGTATGATTTGTTTAAATCATTCGTTTGGTTGAATAGTTTATCTTTTAAAAACTTGTTTTCAAGTTCTAAATAAGATATGTATTCTTTATCTGTCATTTGCTCTCTAAAAGGGTGTTTCATCAAATTCTGTATTAGGTTTTAAAAATGTTATTTCTTCTTGTTTAGGTTCGTGAACTCTATTTAATATCCAGTCAATGTCATCAAAAGGACTTTTGCCACCAATATAATATCTATTCGTTTTTCTTTGAAAGTTAATATTAATTATATCCTGTGGTATTCCTGTTAACTTTTGTTTCTTAATCTTTTGACTTCCAAAAACTACTTCTGTATCACTAAAATCTAAAGCTCTATTTGGTCTCCATACAAAATTAACATTATCCGCTTTATCTGAAAATGTACCACCACCTTTGATTCTATTTAAATCTGGTCTTAAATACCTTCCATTTGTATCTTTTTGCGGTGTTAATTGGTGTGCTACTAAATGAATACCTATATCATTTGCTACTGCAAAGCGTTTTAATTCACTCATAAAACGAGATATGTATAAATCTTCTCTTTCTCCGTGCTTCATTTTGTGTTCAATAGTATTATAAGGATCTAAAATTAAGTGTCTTATTCCTTTTCTTCTAACTAAATATTTTGCACGTTCTAAAATCGTTTCAAACTCAAAATCTTTAGGAGGATAAATCATAAAAAAATGCTTTGATAAAAAATCAATTGAATTTAAATACTCAGTTTCACCCATTTGATTGTGTTTGTAATGTGGATCTGTTGACTTGCCAACAAAAGTTTCTATTAAATCGTCAAAGAAATCACCGATAGGAATATTCTCTGGACTAAAAAACGCAAATGTTTCATTGTCGTGAAAAGCTCTAAGTAAACATAAACTTTGAAGAAATAAAGATTTACCTTCATTTTGGTAACCAGTCCATATAGTAACCTCACCAGTTCGCCACGTCCACGCTATATCAATATCCTTCCAGTGTGTTGTTTGACCACGTTTTTTACCATTACGAAAACTATCTAACATTGTCATCTTTTCGTCTTGAGCGGTGAACACTCCGTCCAAAGGCACTTCTTTTGCTATTTTAAGCAATTCTGCGAGCTTTAATTTATTATTCTTAATCAAGTATTCATTCGCGTCTTTACAATCGTTAAAATCGATTAAAAAACATTTCTCTGCTCCAAACCTACGAATTAACTCATCTCTCAATCTTCTGCCGTTTGCATCATTATCTGTTGCTATGTATATTTTTTCAGCATTTTCAAATAATTCATAACAGTTTGTAATACATTCTAATTTCTTATCTACGTTAGTGTCGTTTTCGTTTGGTGCGCCTTGATTAACTGAAGTTACGTTTGTGTATCCAGCCTCTTCAAATGCTAAACAATCGAACTCACCTTCGCAAATAATAATCTCTTTTTGATTTACGCAACGATCATAATTATACATTATCGGCTCAGCATCTTTTCCCTGTCTGAAATCTTTTTTATCAATAAATCTTTGTTTGTAGTTTATTAATTCACCATTTCGAATATATGGGAATATAACACTTTGACCGTCTTTTGACATTACAATCTTATTATCCATTACTACACTTTGAGATATCCCACGTTGTGTAAATAATTCAAGTGCTTTATCTGATAACTTTGTAAAGTTTTGTTTTGTTGGTTTAATGTAAGTCATTTGTTTTAATTCTCTTTTTTTAACGTTTCCTTTCCATCCACATTTGAAACAATTGTATAAACCACTTTCAAGGCTAATTGATAGGCAAGTATCTTTTATGTTTGTTTTGCCTATTCTAACACAATTTGGACAAGTTACCTTTTGCTCTACTGAATTACCTTTTGGGATTATTCCTATTTCTAAAAATTCATTCACCATAATTATTTAGTTTGATCAAAATATGAAATACCTTTACTTTGATTTGGCAAATAAGTTTCAATTTTACCAAACATAGGATTATTTTGTTGTCTTGTTTTAATCCACGATCTAATTGTAAGATTCACCGATTTATATTTTTTAGTAAGTTGTTTTGAATTTTCCATACTTTCTAAAATATCTTTTATCGAGTCTTTATTAAATTCACCAATTAACTTTTCACATTGTTCATTTGTTAATTGTATTTCAAGTTTAGACACCGTTGGTAAATTATCTAAAATAAATTTTTGAAGTGGATGAGTGTATACGTCTTGTTCTTTCTCTTGTTCTTTCTCTTTCTCTTGTACCGAAGGGGCTTTAATAGGGTCTACGCTACCCCCTTGGCAAGGGTCTTGTAATGGGTCAAACATAGGGTCTTTTGTTTTATCAAAATAACCTTTTATTTGTGAGTCAATAGAATGTTTTTGAGATAGATACGCAAACTTTGACATACCTGTTAACTCAGTTTCACAACCAGTAAATTGTTTTTTTAAAATTGCATCTAAAAAAGCAAGCCTATCTTTATCGTTTAATTCCTTAGCTACTTCATAGTAACTATGAAAAAAGTTAAATGCCTTTCTCATGACTAATCTAATTCAGAAATTAATTTACGTAATTCACGAACTAATCTGATAGAAGATTGTTTGTCTAATAATACAGGAACCGAACAAGATGAATCGTCAACACGAATACCTATTACATTTAAAGGTTCAATTTTTTTACATTCTAAAAATGTAATTTCTTTAGATTCTAACGAATCATAAAATCTAACTCTTACCGCCATAATTTGTGAATGTTTTATAAAAACAAACAAAAGTTTAGTTAATAAAAAAGCCAACTTCAAAGGTGCGTGGAAACCTTATCAGTTAGCTTTTGTATTCGTTTTTTAATAAATTTTTTTCGGAGTTTCCACGCTTCGATACACAAATATAACTATTATTTTTTAATTACAAAGTTTTTTTATCTTTTTTCATAAATACGTTTCAAAACGTTTTTACCATTTTCATAAAAGCGGGAATTTCCGTATTTACCAAAACAAAAAAACCACCCATTATTTTTGAGTGGCTTTAAATTATTTTTTAATTAGTGCTATTTCTGTACACATATTTCACTTCCAACGTGAGCATTTACCCAATCGCCAGGATAAAGTACTATTGTTTCAATTGATCCGTTACGCTTTCTAATTGTTATAGAATTGTCATGTACGTTATCATCAATAATTAAACCACAAGTTTGGTTTTCTTTCTCACAGCTAAATAATGTTAAAGCTGTTGCTAATACTAAGATTACTTTTTTCATTTTATTTTGTTTTTATTGGTTATTAAAATAATGTTAAAGTGCTATTTTTTTCTTCAATACAATCTTTATGATTTTTTGCATTTAAAGCGAAATAACTTTCTTTTAATTCAATTGAAATTGATTTTCTATTCATTTTTAAAGCACAAAACCCTTCACTACCTATCCCACCAAAAGGACTCAATACCGTTTCACCTTCATTTGAATATAAATGTAATATTCTTTCAATTGTATCTAATTGTAAAGGACATATATGCTTTTCATCATTACCGTCGCGACCACTTCTATATTGTAAAGTTCTTGAATAGTCAATATCATACCAAACTGGAGAAGCGTATTTCTGCCACAACTCAACAGGTAAGTAATCTTTTTTAGTTGAATCTGTATCTTGATGTGTAATTGGTATTAAATTATCTCCTTCATTTCTAAAAAACAATACGTAATCTGGAATACCTACTCTTGTCATTGAACTATCTTTTTTAATTGTTTTATGAAGCAATCCTAATGCTTTTGTTCTTTGCATTTCAGTAACTGGATTTTTCCATAGTGTAGTTCTTGAATGATAAATAAATCCATGTTCTTGAAACCATTCAATTAACATACCGCTAAAATCACGTAAACCAATATAACCTTCTTTGCCTTTTTGAATTGGTAAATCCATACAATGAATAGCACATATACGCCCAGGTTTTAAAGTTCTTTTTAATTCAGGGATTAAAAATTTAAAATGGTTTTCAAATTGTTTATAGTCGCTAACATTACCCATATCTTCTTCTTTATCTGAATAAACATATAATTCAGCAAATGGGGGGCTAAAAACTACTAAATCGGCTTTATTATCTTCTATTTTTTTAATTTCTTGAACACAATCACCATTTAATAAATGATAATCATTTGTTTTAATTTCTTTTTTATTTATCATAACTTTTGATTTATTTGATTTATAATCTGCTTCGCTTGAATATTTTGCCATTTCTGTAATCATTTCTTTATGTCTTTCCTGTTTTTCTAATATCGTTTT